ACTTTTTCCAGCTCGAGGTTCTTGGGTTTCTTGAACAGGGAATTGCACATCTTAGCCGCCTGTTCGCCCAGTTCCCAGCTGTACTTTATAGCTTCCTGACCGGTCCGATCCCCGACATCAAACTGGACCATAACTGAATCCGTATCTCCGTATCTCACAATAGATCCGGGGAAGTTGGCATGGACGTGATCCCTGGTCTGTTCGATCATATGCCTTCCTTCTGAAGTCACTGCGGCAGCTATCGCTACACAGGGCAGCATGCCTTTCGCTGCCCCGGTGAACCCATACACCGAGTTCATCGATATCTTATAGGCCAACTGTTTGCCGTTGTACACCTGTTTCATAAGTGGCGATGTAGCCTGTGCCATATCCTTCTTAGCGGCTTTACGGAACGCTTTGAGCTCGGCCAGGACTTCCGGTAATAAACTCGGAACGTTCTGAGCAAACTTGTATGTTTGATCGCCGATCCGGAACGTCTCATACTCCACCCCTGAGATATTGGCATAGGCATAATCAAGGACCAGGCTAGAATAACACAAGTTATGGGCCATCATGATCGAGGGGTACAGCCCTTCGAAATCGAGGGCGGTGATGGGCGTGTAGTACGCTCCCACATGTGCTTCCAGGACCGTGGCTCCCTCGTACCCCTCGGAATGCACTTCGCCGTACCGTATCGTAGGCACCATGAACCCAAGCTCCCGGGCTTTCCTGGTCATTTGGCTGTAGACCTTGATCTGCTGGCCTCGCTCACACAAGTAATTGATCGGGACCCAGGTGGCTTTGGCCATTTCCAACAGGTTCATCATCGTACACAGGTGATCCATGAGCGCGTGTGGTAACAAGGTATCCTTGATACAGTACTCGGCCACCTCCTTGAGTTTCTCCGGATCGCCTTCGCGGTACCTAGCAAATATCTCTTTGGGCGGCATATCGATCTTCTGGTCACCTAGAAAATGTTCGGATACGGCATTGAGACTGTACGAGTCGAGTTTCTGTTCGCGCTTAACTTCCTGGAACAGATCGAATGTGAACCGACCGTTCATAGGCAGCATCTTGAGCTCGTTGTCGCCCAGGGCACTCGACGACAGCTTCTTGTAGACTATTTTACAATCAGTCCCTTTCAATTTACCCATATCGTAAAATTCCTCAGGGCAGCCGCAATGCACCGCTCTCTTGAAAATGTACTCTAAATCGAACCCCCAGATGTTCCATCCGGTCAGTATATCAATATCTTTCTCTATGAGGTAGTTTCGGAACCCTACCAGTAAATCATGCTCGGTGTCAAACTCGATAATGGTATTACCAGGCAAGTCCTTGCTCGTGTTTTTATAGACCAGACAGGTTTTGTCGTATATGTCACTAGACCCAAGTCTCTTCAGAGAAAACGCGATTTGGAAGCATACGTCGTCCGCAACATCGGCACTGGGAAACTTCCCAGTAGAACTGTGACACTCGATATCGAACGAGGCTACCACAAACGGAGCGTTCTCGTCTTTTTGGACCGATTTCAATTTGGTCCAGTCGTTACAGAACAGGTCGAGCGTCGTTCTAGCCATATGACTACGCACACAGTTCTCACCGGTGTCGAGCCATCCAGTGGACTGAATACCCGTTCGGTGCATGAACCTCAGAATAGGTTCGATACTTGATTCGTACACTCGGTACTTTTCTTCAGCGTACTTGAGTTTACTGTCACACATACGTAGATGTTTTAGGGTCTTGAACGTCAGTTTCACAAACAGGCTCTTCTTGCTGTTCTGAAACCCCCACAAGTCTTTGGACTGTACGACTTCATAACTCTCGATGTTTCCAAACACCATTTTTTTGATATCTTGGAACATATTACCTGCTTGGACCCTTTCAGGAACCTTGACAAAAAAGTAAGGCTTGAAAGCCGATGTGACACAGACTGATACACCTTGTTCAGTTCTTCCGAAAATACTGATGAGGTGTTCAGTCTCATCTTCAGAGTCTCGCGACTCCCATGACAAGGCTTGGAACTGAACCATTTTATCTTGGTCTAAAAGAGTTTAAAATTTTTAAATATAATCTTATTAATAAATAATACATAATGTCTGGTGCACTTATCGAACTCGTATCAACCGGAGTACAGGATGCCTACATCACGGGTAACCCGGAAGTTTCTTTTTTTCGACAGAACTATAAACGTCACACCAACTTTGCTTCGAAACCAGTCCGTCTCAACCCTATCGGAGCTATTCAGACCGGGTCGACTCTCAGTCTCAAAATCCCAAGCAAAGGTGATCTGTTAAGTCACATGTGGATCGATCTTGGAGCCAGTGGGACTGTTCATGCCAGTGGGATTGAAGCTGACAGTGGTAACCCAGCTGTTTTTGAACTCTACATCGGTGGTCAATTAATCGATCGTCAAGACGCTACTTTTGTTGTTCACTTGTGGCACAAGTTTCTGGCCGACTCCAGTGCCAAACCGTTTGCTTTTCAGACTGATATAACAGGTTCAGGTGGACCGAAAACACAATTTGGCGCCGCTCAGTTTATTCCTCTCCAGTTCTTTTTCTGTAACGGAAGTTATTTGCCATTGGTGGCCTTACAGTACCACGAAGTCGAAGTGAAAGTGACTTTTTCTTCTTTGAGTGCGCCTCCTTCTGATATCACATTCTGGGCTCATTATATTTTACTTGATACGGTCGAACGTAAGATGATCGTAGATAAACCCATGGAAATTCTTATCGAACAGGTGCAAAAGTTGCCTTTTACTGGTACACTAGTAAGTCCAAATACAAACCCATCTAGTCTCAAATTCGAGCTTCACCTTTTGAACCACCCGGTCAAGTGTCTGATATGGGCTGATGTCACATCTGACGCACTTAAAACTCAAAATGTCCAATTGTACCTCAACGGGACTGAAGTGTTCGAGACACGGATGCCCGATAGGTACTTTAGTCACGTTCAGAGTTATTACGGTTCGGAGTTTGGTTCGGATCTCATGAAGGGAAAGGAAAGTGACGACAGTGGGTTCTGTTCCAAGATGTACTCTTTTGCTTTGAAACCAAGTAAACACCAGCCTACCGGTTCATGTAATTTCAGTCGCTTAGACAGTGCGATCTTGGATCTTGCTTCAACCACTGGAGCTTCTACCGCATTCAATTTGTATGCCATCAACTTTAACATTCTACGAATTAGCAGTGGTCTATCTGGACTGGCGTTCAGTAATTAAGTATCTGCTTGTACTTGTCACCACTTGACCGTAAAAGTCTCGGCATGTTGGAGAACAAACTGTTCTCATCATGAATGCACTCATTCGCATACATGATGATGAATAAATCAATAAGTGTTTGGGTATTGAAATCGTACTTGTCAATCGACCCATCTTGATGCATCGGTTTATCTGGTTCTGATGATGTCGTGTACGAGTTACTCGGTGTACGCACGATCGAGTTAGGGTACTTTTCTTGAAAGTACTTGAAAAGACCTTCAGTATCACTAACAATAAGTACCGTCTCGTTGGTTTTGTCTTTCATTTTAGGTTCGAAATTCTTTTTGATGTACTCCTCGTACTGTTCTGGTTTTACTCTATCAGATCCCCGCAAGTGCACCACCGTTTTATACTCTTGGTACTTTTTGAGTTTTTCGACGATGATGGAACGATAAGGTTCTTTGATGCGTAAACAATCGCATAAATTGTCTCTGTAGTATGTACGCAACTCGGTACTTGTGTACACGAGCACCTCTTCATCATGTGTGGGATCAGCATCTAAGTCAATCTGGTAGGGTTTTTCGTACATGAACAAGGCCGGAGTCTTTTCAAGTTGACCTTTCCACGCAGGTGGGTGAATACTTAATTCATTTTGTTTTTGTAAAAGTTCATCCAGTCCTATCATAGATATACCTTCACAGGTCAGATCAAAAAATGTATCAAAGTTCATGTTTAGTGTGTCACCTTTCCAAATCACATCGGTCCAATCAACACATATAATCCGATTATGTTTTTTGGCGTAGGCCATAGCTGCACTCATACATTGTAGACGATCACAAAGCCCACACCAACCTTTTACTAAAAGGTACTTTGGTTTTTCGTATTTTTCACCGCCTGTCA